TATATTGTGGTGTTTTCAAGATGTTGTGTATATAATTGTTCAGCGGCAAGATTTTTTGCTTTTGCTTCTACCTGTATGTCAAACTGTTCATTGAAGGATAATGCCCAGTCATTTACTTTTGCATTTGGTAATAGATCAGAATGTGATCTAAGTTTTACCTTTTTGCAACCTTTATCTATCAAATCTCTAATATTGTGCATTTCTGTATGAGTCTTATCACCCAACTGTGCAGGTTCAAGTGCTTCGTCTCTGGAATATGAATAGTGCATGGTAGGTCTAACACCACGCCAAGAATCTATCACACGTTTTACTCTGTCATCGTTGGGTTCAATGTATTCTTCATCTCGTATCCAATGATGATGTATGTCCATAACAAGTGCAAGATGTTTTTCAAGTTCTAAACTTGCATCCAATCCCCAACCCATCTCGTCATTCTCAATAGTAATTAAGTTTCTTGCTTCTGGCGACAGTCTAGGAAGTGCTTTGATAATACCTTCAGGACCTTGTCTGCCTGAAATATGTACATTAATTTTGCAACCATCTTGGAAACTTTTGCCAAATCCCATCCAACGTGCCATGTTGGTGTGATATTCAAATTCATCTATGCTACGATCCACAATGTCTGGAGTTTCAGATGCAAGTACTGTGAACTGTCCAGGATGGAAAGATATTTTTACATCCAATTTACGAGCAAGATCGCCTACTTCTGCAAAATGTTTTTCACAATATCGTACTATGTCTGGAGAGTCAATGTAATAACGCCAAGTGGCTTCGGTTGCCATTGGTAATATTGGTGAACTTAACCTACACATTCTACGTTCCGGTGGAAGAGTACCGACTTTTGTAATAAGTTTTTTAATTGATTCAATGTTGTGTTTAACAACCATATCAAGTTTTGCTTCGGCTTCGTCTTTATGTTCATTAAGCCAACGAACTGTGGTTGCTTTTGTGTTGAAAGGTCTTTGGATTTCTTCTAATTGTTTCTTTTTAATAGTCTGATCATGGTGAAACCATTGACAGCAGAATCCAATACGTTTAGTCATTCTAAATTATAGCAGATTTATGTTAATTGTCAAGTTGATCTTGTGCCCAATCGTTAATTAAACTGGAAACTTTTAATTTGAATTTAGAATCTCGATCAACATCTCGTAAAATTTTATTTGCTCTTGCTAATTGTAGTCCTTGGGCAACTGGTACTTTTATTGCAAGTGCTTTCTTTTGCTTTTGCTTTTTCAGTGCTTGTACTCTATGCCAACCGTCTAACAAAATATAATATCCAGAATCTTTTATTGGAGCAACAAGTATTGGTTTTTGTTTTTTAATTTTTGTTAATGCTTTTATCCAATTACGTTTTTCTTTGTTTAAAGGTCTTTCAACCCCTAATCCTATGTCTGCCATTGTTACTAATTTTTTAATTTCTACTTTAATCGCTTTCATATTCTATATAATCTATGTTGTCTATTATACGCCATTCTGGACCTTTTCTTTGCAGTATCGGATAATCTGATGGTTTTCTATTTGGCCAATCTCTTGCTCCGGAAGTTTCATTGTAATCTTGAACACATTTTGGTCCACAAAAAGGTCTTATTAATCTTTTATCAAAATTATTAAAATGTAATGTGTCCATCCAGTATATTGCATTAAAAAAAGATTTTTTACACTGATAACACGTATGAAGACGTTTAGTCATTTCCCGGTAGTTTAGTCATCTGTTGAGCACCGCCCATATTGATGTACCCGGCTTTGTGTCTGTTGAATTCTGGCTCTGTGTCTGATACAAGCAGTATGTCATTCTCATCAATCATTCTTACTTCCAGTTCAACGCCTATGTCACCAGCAGAACCTTTTTCTTTTCTTTTAATTTTAAATGCTCTTGACCATCTACCATGGGCAACTAATATCCATTGTCCAACTTTAACATCGTCTTGCTGATTTCCGATTGCATAAACTTTCCCCCATCTTGGGTGAATGCCGTCAGCAGTACCATCATCGTCGACTAATATAATACCGCCTTTGGATTTTGTTTCTCCAAAGTGCATATCTGATACTAAAACTCTTTTCTTTAAAGGGGTGATATCATTTTCAACAATGTATTGTTTACCACCGTGTGATCCAAAACCTTTTGCTTGTAAGTCTTCTATTTGTCCCATATAGAAGTATTATATATTGATTATTCTATTCCGTCAAGAGCCGCGTCAATACCTTTTTTAGGTGTTGCTTTAGGTTTAGACTGTCTAGGTGCTCTTGCTTGTGGTGTAGGTGCAATAGGTTGTGATTTTGTTTCTACTGCTCTTGGTGCCGGTGGAGTTTTTCTTGCAGGTGTGGGTCTTGCCCTCATCGGTGTATCGTCTACTCTACCTTTTGGCTGTTCATAATATTTTGCAATAACTTTAGCCTTTGTAGTTGCAACTTGTCCGCCTTTTCCTAAAACGTCACCCCTTGCATTTACATTCATATTACCAACTGCTCTAATATCTTCATTTGCCGCTCTTAATTTTTCAATATCGATCATTCTTCCCTGCATCGATCTATACATTCTTTTTCTTGTTGGTCTCGCTACCATATTATATGCTCCTATTTTATATTACTTATCATCGTAAAAATTCAGTAATATTTAAATTGTATTGTAGTGGGTTGATTTTATGTATGCCAATTAAGAATAAACAAAAACTTGCAACAGAACTGCCCCTGCCTACTCCCCATACTATGTTATTTTTTCTCAATGTATCTACGAAGTATATTAAAAATTGTAAAACTTTTATAAATTTTTTTTGTTCGAATAATTTGTACTCTAAATTTACTCTATCTTTTTCTTCCTGGGTTTGACACTTGGTCAATAACCAATCAAGAACATCTATTTGGTAATACTGTTCGGGCATATACCAATTTTCGATATTATTTTTATCAAAAATATCTACTGCTGGTCTCTCTGGAAGTTCTTGTAATTTAGAATAATTTAATGCTGTTTTTGACACACTATTATTGTATTGTTCTGTGTTGTCAAAATATAATTTTGATATATCAAAAGATGGATCTGTGTATAGCAACTCTATTGCATCTTGCTCTGTAAAGATACAATCACCTGTTTCATTTATTTTTATTTTTGCCACCATCTAAAACTTTCGGGTTGAACTCGAATATTTTAGCATGATCTTCGTGCTTCTTGTCAACAGATATTTTCTTTGTGTTGTTCCAACTGAAGTGTCCTGTGTATATGCCTTTGTCAAATTCTTGATCATATGTTGCCGTGTCTGCCCTTAACCACCATGGATCAAAGTCTTTGTATTTGTCTGAGAACCAGTTTGGTATGTCTAATAATAACAGTTCTTTGCTGTCGCTGTCAACTGAATATGTAATACCATCACCTTGCCATGATGATAAATCTAATTTGCTGACGGTAATTACCGAATCAAGTACTGCGTTTGCTTTACAAAAACAAACTGCCGCCATTATCTGGTCATAAGGAGGTTTTGGTAATTCTATAAATCTATTGTTTGAAACTTTTTTAAGAGTGTGATAAAGTTTTTCCTCTCTCCAAGTGGTAATTGTATTTGCAAACATTTGTTCAAAAAGATTTTTTAATCTTTCAAAATAGTCTGTCTGCTCTTTTAGATTTGCTGTGTGTGGAGTGATATGAACATTAACATTATATTCATTTGAAAACAATTCTCCATCAACAATAATAATTGATTTGAATTTTGTTTTCCACGTAAAACTGTTTGACATCAAACTTACTTACTATTCCATGTTGATGAGGTCACCCATATCTGGTTCGTTTCTGGCTTTCTTATAATTTTTGTGCCATTCCTCTACACGTCTCTGTCTTATAGCATCTTGATAAGTTGCAAGTGCCTTTTGTAAGTTTGCTAACATTTCAGGGTTTCTTCCACGTCTTGCTATTCCAACTTTTCTTGAAAGGTCTTTTATTCTTTTTGAAATATCTTCGTCGGATAAATTACCTATTTCTTCCTGTAATGGATGGTAGAACATTACCCTCTCCTATTAGACGTACATTTTGCCGAGTTGATGCATCAAGATAGTTGTTCCGCCATCTGGTGATATGAACTCGTATAGATATCTGCCTGAATTTACAACAGTGATTGTGTCGGAAGAACCGTCACCACCTGTTACGTTATCAGCAACAATTACCGCAGTAGGTATTGTGATTGTGTGTGCGTTTGACACATAAGTGATATCTAAAATTATTCTTCCTTTTGCTCCTGCTGGAAAGTTTGTGAATGCTAATGTAACTGATGCATTTGTGGTAATAGTTTGGTAATGACCGTTGTTGTGATTTAATGTAATACTACCACCTGTGGTTCCATGACCATAAACTTCTTCAGAAGTGTTTTTAAATTTTGCTTTAAGGACTTCGTTGTTTTGGAAATCACTACTTCCATCTAGGCTAGCCTTGTTGGCCTGCAGTGCTTCTATTTCAGTTTTTGCTTCTGTAAAATTATTTTTTGTTGATTGAAAGTTATCTCTAAAACCTTGAGAACTATTGTCTTGTCCTGCTTTAGGAAAACTTCCATCAATATTACCAGGTACTATATTACTTGCCATTTATTAAATTCCTTTGTTTCTAAACACTAGATATTTATCAGCACCTCTGCCCACCCTTATTATTGTTCCAGAGTCAGGTGCATTTACAAACGATACAGTAGTTTTTTTATCTGATGCGTTATGAGTAAGTGATATTTCGTGTTCATGATCCGCAGATCTAAGTTGTGAATCTGCTCTTAGATATGTTGGATCAATATTATTGTCTGCAGTCACATTATCACCAACATATACAACAACATCGCCTTTCTTAACAAGTATGTCTTCTTGATGGACAATCTCGTTAAGTTCAAAGTCTGTTGTAGAACCGTCTGCTGTGAATGTTGCAGGTGATACTGTTGACTTGCTGATTTGGTATCTGTCAATTACAAATTCTATATTTTTAAATGTTAAATTTTTATCTTCAATTCTCTTTTTTAATAATGATGAAGTTCCAGGTTTGCAAAAACAAATTGGTACAGCCAGTATATAACCTAGTGGTGCTTTTCCTCCAGATTGGATAGTTCTCATCCAAAGTGGTAAATGTGTCCATTCTTTATGTCCTAAACTTTTCATTCTTGTTCTCATATTTTCAACTGCGTTTGGATATAAAGTAGCAATTATGCCTAGATCTGATGATAGTTGACTTGCAAATCTAACTTTTGAACCGGAAGTACTAAAAGATAGACCACTATTAGTTGTAACATTATATTCGTCAGCGTCAGCAGTCAAATTTGTCGTTCCTGCTCTTGGTCCTAAAATTGATTTTGTTACTTCTGTACGCAAATTAAAGGATGAACTTATTGCATCTCCGTCATTGTTAACAAGTTCGTCTTTCATTTCTAAATATACAACTTCGTAAACTATTTTTCCATCTTGTTTTGCTATTGCTGTTTTTAAATCACCAAATCTTAGTCTTTTAGGTGCATGATTTTGTTCCATTTGCTGTTGGAATGTTGTAAGTGTTTGTTGTTGTAATCCTGCAAGTAATAATATTTCAGGAGATGCTTTCATTCCGTAGTTTGTATCTTCTCCTCTAAAGATATAATTTGGTGAATTTATATCTGAATCCTGTGCAATTTTATAAAATATGTTTTGATCAATAAATGATGTTGAATGTCCCATCATGCTACCGTATTCAACAGTAGTGAATGGTATATCAACTTCAAGTGTAAATTCTTTTGTTGATGCAGATGCTTGATATTGATCGCTCACTGTAACTGTAAATGTAAATGATCTTGTAGAATCCGTAAAGTCACTTGGATCAATTGTTCCTATTAAATTTCCAGACTTGGATAATGTAATTCCTGTCGGTAATGATCCAGATGTTACTGTATAAGTGAAAACTCTGTTTGCATTATCTGATACTGCTTCAATTGAAAGTAAACTTGGAATATCTGCTGTCAGTGTTCCTAAATTTGAAGGAGTAATAAATGATATACCTATGTTTATTTCTCCAATTACTTTCATAGTAAATGTTTGATCTGAAAATACATTTACTCCTGTTGTTACAACTCTGTTTGCTCTCACAACAAATGAGTAATCTTCCTGCACTGCTGATTGTGTTGGCAATCTTCCTGCTATTTCTCCATTGTTTGTGTTCAATGATAATCCACTTGGCAATGATCCGGACAATAAAGAATAGTCTAGATCTGCCTGTAAAGGATCAAAATCTTCAACATCAATTTTAATAACAACTTCGTTGTCATGTCTAAATGTGCCAAGATCTGATGCTGTTTTAAATACTGGTCTTCTGCTAGAACTTAAATCCATTGTCAGTGGTGAACCATCAACAATGGTCATATCAATTGTTATTTGTGTGTTTGAAACTCTCCAATAATCTGCTGAATATACAAATATTGAATTGTTTTGTTCAACCCAACTTGTACCATCTGAAACTCTAACAATAAAGTCAAAGTTTCTTGAAATACTTTTTGATGTAACTGTTTTATCATAGATAACATCATCGTATGCTTCATTATTATTATCGTATCCACCCCTTGCTTTTGCAAATATATCTTGTGTAAGTTGAACAATACCTGATATTAAACCAGTTGATGTCATGGTAATACCTGGTGGTAGTTCACCTTGCACTAGTTCATAAACCAATTGCTGGCCTGCTCTGGTGTCTGCGTCAGTGGCTTGAAGTTGTACACTTAAACTTGCACCATCAAGTATCCAGTATAATCCAACTCTTGTGGAATCTTCCATTTTAAGTTGTCCGGATGCAGTGGTAAATGTTGGTGCATCTGCACCTGAAACATCAAGATAAAAAGTTCTGTCTGTAATTTTTGTTCCAGCCGTGGCACGTACTACGAAGGTGTATCTAGTTCTTTTCGAAACCTCGGCTGGAATTCCTGTCAGTAAGCCTGTTGAAGTAAGTTCCATTCCTGAAGGTAGGCTTCCTGCTATTAAAGAGTAAGTGATAGCCGTAGAATCGGTCGTATTCGCTTCTAATTGTAGCGAATATGCTACTTGTTCGTCGATTGACGCAATTTTACCTGCTGTGGTTGTCCACACTGGTGTTGACATTAGAACTTACTCCTTCGTCAGTATTTATTGCGATTTAGGATATTATTATTCTGTATTATCCAGCACTAATTTTAACTGTGCCGCTATCGTTCCAGAGTTGACCCGCATTGTTGGGATCACTTGTAGGTAAGTCAGTTGCCATAACTTTGCCTTTGTTATTGATCATGAGTTCACCGTTATCGTCGGGTAGATCGATATGTCTCTTTGTGCTTGATTTGCCAGACAAAAAAGTTTTCTTACCGCCCGTGTTTTGTAGGCATAATGGCACATTGTGATGGGCATAAATGGCATTGTTGGCAACAGTCAATAAAGGTTTGTGCTGTCCGTCCTTACGTCCAATAATTGTTATGACGCTTTGGTCCAGACCTTTTTTGTTATCTTTGATACTGCCTTTGATCTGTCCAATTTTAAGTTCTTCTCCGGCATCATTGAGGCCCCTGAATTCCAAAACTTGGTCTGCATTAATTGTAATATTTTTTCCTACTTTGAACATATGTAAGTATTTATTACGATACTGCCGCAGTAAATGGCGTCGCTGGATTGGCACCAGCAGATACTCTCATTTGTCCGGATACCGCATATTTGTCTGTGGCTATATCAATAAGTGTCAATGTATCACCAACCAATCCGCCTTGAGTACCACTGTTTAAAGTGACTGTATCAGAAGCCGCCACTGTTGGAAATGAAGTAACAGCAGTTCCGTCTTCGTCTAGATACATTATTTGACCTGTGATAGTGTTGTCTGCGTCAGCAACTTGAATTTTATATGTAGTTGATCCGCCCATTGCAACACTTACAATAAAGTGATAAATGTTTCCTGAACCTGTAGCATCTGGAAGTGTCAAAACTACATTTGCGTTTCCACCCACTTCACCAAGTAATAATGTTCTACCTGAGTGTTCTGCCTCAGTAATTGCATCTGTGGCTGTGATAGTATGTATTGCCTGTTTAAAAGATCCTGTTAAAGTTAATTGGTTTGCTGTTGTTACTGCACCTGTGCCATTTGGACTAATTGTTATGTCACCGTTTGTAACTGTACCTGTTATCGTAGAGGCTGATGCTGATATTTCTGTTTGTCCAATTTTAACTACACCCGAACCTTGTGCACCAATTTCTAAAGTGTGGTTTGAAATATCATTTTCAATTCTCGATGCTCTTAATACAACAAATTCACCTGTTGTTGCTTGTATTTCTGGTGCAGTAACTATACCGCCTGCTGTTGGACCAAGCACTACGTTTGTTCCTGCCGCTGGTGAAAGTGTTATACTTCCTGCTGTTGCTGATATTACATTTCCGTCTAATCTTAAACTGTCAACGTTTAATTGTCCTGTTGTAGTTTGTGTTCCTGTGTGCGTAACATCAGAACTTAAAACAACCACACCTGATCCTGCGGGATTAATATTAATATCACCGTTTGTGTCAGTTGTAATTGTACCGTCTGCTGAGATGTTCAAGTCACCAACGTTAATTGAACCTGCCGTTAATGCTCCTGAAACTGTTGTTGCACCTGTTGTGCTGACATCTGCTGTGTTTAATGTTCCAGTAACGTTTAATGTTTCTGCCACTGTAATTACTGTTGAGTCAGAAGAATCTAATGTTGTACCATTAACTCTTAATGCACTTATAACAACATCACCTGTACCACTTGGTTGTATGCTTAAATCTGCATTAGAACCATTTGAAGATATTGTGTTTGTCATTAATGACGTTGCTGTTAAACTATTATTAACTGTTGTTGCACCTGATAAAGTTGTTGCACCTGTCACTGCGAGTGTTGTGCTTAAAGATGCCGATGTTCCTGTTAATGTACCTGTAACATCTAATGCTTCTGCAACAGTTATCGAAGATGAATCAGCGGCACTTAAAGTTGTGCCATTAATTGTAACTGCACCTGCAACTATGTTTCCTGTTCCGCCTGGTGTTATGTTAATATCTGCGTTTGATGCCGATGTAATTGAGTTATCATTGAAAGTTAAATTGTCAATGTTAACACCACCTGAACCATTTCCTGTAATAGTAACGTCACCATTTGTGACAGTACTTGTCATTGTAGTACCATCGATTTGTAATTGGTCTGCTTCAAATACACCAGTAACTTTTGTTTGGTCTCCTGCGGCATCTCCCAAATTAATATTTCCTTTGGCGAATATATTTCCTGTCGCAGTAATATCTCCTGATGCTGTGATGTTTCCGCCTACATCTAAATTTTCATTTATGTTAATTTGTGTTGAATCGGTTGAACTTAATGATGTTCCGTCTATTCTTATAGCACCAGTAACAATGCCGCCTGTTCCACTTCCGTTTAAAACTAAATCAGCATTTGATTCATTTGCTGATATAGAATTTCCTGAAATTGTAACCTGTGTGTCAAATGCGGATGTTCCGTATAACTCCGTAAAGTTTGAATTAATTTTATTGAATGCTGTTCTTAACGGATCACCTGTGCCGTCATTAGCAGATGTTCCTACATTAATTGATTGTTGTGCCATATATAAATTCCTTTTGTACGATTATTTAGCGGAAATTTTATAAACCGAATGTGATTTTATACGTCTATTGCTGTTCTTTGGAATTTGAATACAGTGGTGTTATTTGATATATTTGTTACAAGAACCCGTACATTTCCACTGTCTATGTCAGCGGTAAATGTGCATAATGGTGCAGTGTAATTGGTTGTTGATCCAAAACTGGCAATATAGGCATTTGACCCATCATGTGTGACATTTGCTTCAACTATTTCAAATCTGCTGTTTGTTGCATCTGCTATTGATATAAAATATTTTGCACTTCTATATACAGTTTTATCAAAAGTATTCATCACAGTGGTTGTTGAACTTGCAACACTTGTGGTTGCGTCTGCAATATCAGAATGGTTTAATGTGGCACCCGCCGCTCCCCAAGATAGTGCACCAAGACCGTCTGTTTTTAAAAACTGTCCGGTTGTTCCATCTGCAGTTGGAAAAGTAAAACCACTAATTGTTACTGATCCTGAACCATTTCCTGTCAATTGCAAGTCGGAGTTTGATGCATTTGTTGAAACTGTGTTATCGTTGATTGTAACACCATCTATTATAACAGAAGCAGTTGTTGAAAGTGTTGTGAATGTTCCAGCGGCAGGAGTTGTCGCTCCAATCGGTGTATTATCAATCGCTCCTCCACCTATATCAACATCGTCTATTTTAACAACACCTGATCCATTTGCAGAAATTTCTAAATTGGCATTTGAAGCATTTGTTGTAATTGTATTGTCTTTAATTCTAACATAGTCAACATCTAATTGTCCAGTTATAGTTTCTGTTCCAGTTATACCTACGTTACCGACAGTGGTTATTGCCGCAGTTGTTAATCCTGATACTATTTCAACTGTCCCTGAACCATTTCCTGATAATTGCAAGTTTGAATTTGATACTGTTGTCTTAATAATATTATCGGTGATATTAATATTATCATCAATAGTTAAATTGCTAATAGTTACAGCACCAGTTCCGCCTGGTTCTAATCTAATATCAGCATTTGATGCCGATGCAATAATATTATCATTAATTGTTAAATTATCTATTGTTACTGTGCCGGTAAGTGTGGATGTGCTTGTTACAGTTAAAGTTGACAGAGTTGTAAGTCCTGAAGCAACACCTAAAGTACTTTCTAGTGTTGCCGCACCTGTCAAAGTAGTTGATCCTTCAACGTTCATTTGTCCATCAACACGTAAACCATCATTTAAATTGATAGTTGATGAGTCATCTGAACTAATTGTAGTTCCTGAAATTTTAATTGCACCAAATACAACTGATCCTGATCCTGATGGTACTAAATTAATATCTTCGTTTGTTCTAATACCTTCAATATTATTTCCGTTGAATCTAAATGCTGGTGTTGTTACGGCTCCTGCACCTGATGGTCTAAAATTTAAGTCATCATCACTTCTAACAGCAGTAATATTATTTCCACTGATTGCAATAGTATCTCCAGAAATACCCGGAGCGGCAAAAACTTCGGTGAAATTGTCATTCACCTTGATCATTGCGGCTCTTAACGTATCACCTGTTCCGTCGTTTGCGTTTGATCCTACATTTAACGTTTGTTGTGCCATTATGCGTCCATAACCTTTCGTACCACTGTAACTGTGTGTGTATTAGTATTACTTATCGTTGCTCTGAGTCTAACATTTCCACTGTCAATATCAGCAGAAAACGTGACCATGTCTCCGGTATGATTTGTAACCCTACCAAAGGTTGAAATATAAACTGTCGAACCGTCGTGTGTAAGATTTACATCTAGTGTTTCGTATAAACCAAGAGCACCACTGCCCGAATCACTAATTGAAACTGTGTATTTTGCACCTCTGTATGTGCTGGCAGACCAACTGTCTAAAGTTGCAATAGAACTTGGATTACCTGCCGTCCTTGATAAGGCTATCCTGTATGCGTTGACCGTGGTGTCTGTGTTTTGTTGAGTATTTTCTGCACGTAATTCAACGTTACTGCCGTTGTGTCCAACCGTAAAATCCATCAACATTGTGGATGTTGAATGTGTGCTGATGTTTGCACCGTCTTTCAAGATATATGGTGCTGTGCCGTCAGACACAACCATTAATTCTGCTATCTGAGATTCGTTGGCCGCATTTTTTCCTACAACGATATAGTTTGCCAAAGGGTATCCTGCGTATCCAATACTATCTAGCACGTCGTATTGGAAAGCATCACCACGTAACATATGTATTCTGTATGCATTAACAGTTGTGCTACCGCCTGCAGTTGATGCCGCACTAATAGTAACTGTGTTTGATCCATCATGAGCCGCTGACAGTACAAGCATCGGTGTTGATTTACTTGAAACATGGTTTGCGTGAGACAAGAAAGCAGTTGTACCGTTTGTTAAAACATTTGCTTCTTGTATTTCTGCTGTGCCTTCACTGGCATTATATCCTATAACAACATAATGAGCACCTGTATAAGTTGAATCTATAAAAGTATCTATTGCTGTGGCAGAACTTGATACTGTTACTGTGTCAATCAGTTTAGTGTCGGTCGTTTCGGCACTGGATTCACTGTCTGCCAATCGTATTCTGTAGAATTTAACTTTGACGTCGGGTATGTTACCCGCACATCTCAATCTAACATTACCTCCACTAATGTCTACTGTTAAAGTAACCAAAGATACGTGTGAAAAATGTTCATTAAAATCATTTATATAAGCAGTTGTTCCATCATGGACAACTAAACATTCTATATTGCTAGTGTAACCAGTTACAGTTTCTTTTGCAGAAATATAATATTTTGCTCCTCGGTATGTTCCTTTTGCCCAAGTATCTAAATTATCTGTTTGTCCAGTAGGAGCCTTCATGTGAATTCTGTATGCGTTTACTTTGGTTGAACCACCTGAAGTAGATGCCGCTGATAATGTTACAGTTGAAGAACCGTCATGTGCCGCTGTGAGATCCAATTGGTTTGTACCTTTGGTGCTTACAAAAGGACCAGAAGAAACAAAAGCAGTTGTGCCATTTGTTATGACATTGGCCTCTTGTATTGATGCCGCTCCTTCAGTGGAATTGTATCCAATGATTACATAATGGGCACCATCTATGTCTGTGTCCACATAGGTGTCTATCGCCGTTGCCGTACTTGATACTGTTACATCACCAATTACATTTACGTTGGTTCCGCCAGTTATATCGGTTTCAGCATCTGCTAAAATTATTTTATAGAAAGTAATTCTTGTATTGTCCTGTGCTACCACACATCTCAATCTTACATTGCCACCACTGATGTCTGCAGTTAGTTGTCCGTTGATCAAACTTGCACTGCCACTGTGGTGTTCGTTGTATGAATTTATAAAAACGTTGGTTCCATCATGCACCACTAGTGCTTCGATGTTGCTTACCTCGTTGCTGGTTAGGTTGTTCAGAGATATAAAGTATTTCGCTCCTCTGAATGAACTTGCCGCAAAACTATCAATTGTTGCTGTAGAACTTTCAGGTGCTTTTAATTTTATCGCATAGGCCTGTACAGTTGATGATCCAGAAGTAGAACTTGCACTAACAGTGACCACTCCACTTGATATTGCCGCAGTAATTTCCAACATATCTGTACTTTTAGAACTTACATTAGGTCCTTGTGATACGTATGCAGTTGTACCATCGGTTATGACAACCGCTTCACATATGAAATTTTCATCCGAACCTTTTTGTCCAGTGATCACATAGTGCGCCGCATCAGTTTCGCTGGACATGAATGTATCAAATGCCGTTGCCGTACTACTCACAATGGTGTTTCCAATTATTTTTCTTGTGCTGTCAGCATTGGTTTCTGTTGACTCTGAGTCTCCAAATGCAACTACCCTGTTGACTATGACTTTTGTGCTACTGCCTGCTGTTGCTGAACCTCTCAATCTAAAAGATGAACCACTGATGTCTGCAGTCAAAGTTATAAGGCTATTATTGCCTGTAAAAATTTCGTTGTACGTTGTGATGTATGCGTTGGTACCGTCGTGTGTCAATAATGCTTCTATGTTGCCCGTTTCACCTGTTGACTGATTGTTTACAGTTATAAAATATTTTGCACCACAATGTGGACCATGAGCAATTTGATCAAGTGTGGTTGTTGTGCTGTCTATGATGTCCACGTGCATGATATCAGTGACCAAACCTAACTCACCAATGTGTCCAGTTGAATCATCATCTCCCAAACCTATTCTGTAGTAAGCCATTGTGTTGTTGTTGGCCACGGTACTACCGTCTGCGTCAGTTGATATTAATCTTACTTTGCTTGTACTATCGTCGGACGTAACTATGTCCGTTGTGTATGCAGGGTGTGTATCACCTTCATCAGTTTTAACAATAGATGATTGTGATTGGAATGAATCGCTTAGGTTGTGAGCCATGGATATTTTCATTGTTTCAAAACTACCATTTGCCACATCATGACTTAAAACATAGAATAATGCTCCGTCATATTGTCCTGCTGTGAATTCTGCACAGGTTGTTGAACCTGATGCTGATAGTGTGGCATGAGTTCCACTTGCCGTCACACGGTCAATATTTGTTTCTTGAATACCACCAACAGTAACAACATCGGTGTCAGCATTGCCGTCGTCACTTGTATAACCAGAAGAGTCGTTATCACCCAAACCAATTCTGTAATATGCGATAGTATTTGAATTTGATTTTGAAGAATCATCAAGTCTTCCACCATTACCCAACAGTCTTACATCACTGCCGCTTATATCAACATCTGTTTCTAGGTGATTGTGACTTATATCCGTTCTTGTGATTGATGATGATGTTATGAATGCGTCTTGAGTACTGCCGTCGCTTGTTGTTCCATGCATCACTGAATATTTGAAAGTGGCCAGTCCTGAGTTTTCAATATCGTTTGAAACACCCATGAACCACGCACTATCATAAGCCGTCTTGTCAAAATCCGCAAGTGTTCTTTGTGTGTTTAGAATTGATGTGCAAGTTCCTGTCGCTGTAATAGTGTCAACCCTTGTTTCATTGGCCCCACCAAACGTGACTCCTGCGTGTGTTCCAATTTTTCCAGTGGTGTTCGTTGGAGTGTTATCTCCTAGGCCCACTGCGTAGTATGAAATTGCATTTTGTATTGTTGTAGAGCCGTCACTGACACCAGTTGCTTTTAATTCTATGTTTGATCCATTTACGCCAACCTCAAAAGTTGTGATGTCATTCATTTCACCTGATTTTAAAACGTGTGAGTCAGATACAAAAGCATCTCGGGTGCTTCCATCAGTTAGGATACCGTGGTGCACTGATAATTTGTTTGCTTTGAATTCGCTGTTTGTAATGTCTTTCTGTATCATGTGATAGAACACACTGTCGTAATCGGATTGAGCAACGGTGTTGATCACCTTTTGTGTGCTCATGTCTGGATTTACATCGCCTCTGAAAGAGTTTGTGTCTATTGTTGTTGATGCTGTGTTGCTGACTGTTTGTGCACCAATGACCTTTTCATAACTGTTGATTGTTGTGTCTGATTCGCTATCTGACAAAAGTATCCTGTACATTGTTACTCTACACGTGCCTGCGGTTCCGTTGGCACCTCGTAGTCTAACATCACTTCCGCTTATGTCTGCGGCAAATGTTGCCAGAGATGTGTTTGCTGAATTGGTTGTAAAACTGTTGTATTCTTGCACAAAAGCATCAGTCCCATTGTGGACAAGAATAACTTCTACGTTTTGTACTTCGTTTGTTGTTGTGTTATTAATTGAAATATAATATTTTGCACCTCTATATGATCCTTTGGCCCAACTGTCCAATGTTGCTTCTGCGGAATCTAAGTCAGCAACCACAATCGTACTTGCCTTGTTGTCACTCCATCCTGAAGAGTCATTATCTCCCAAACCAATTCTGTAAAAACTTAATGCTGTCTCCGGAGCAATAGATGAACCATCTGGAAGAACCGGTCCAGTTGCTAAAAATCTCACCTTACCGACAGCACTTCTAATATCTGAATTTGTTTGTATTACTGTATCGCCTGTGTGTGTTCTTACAATTTGACCAGTACCATCAAATGCATCAAAAGTGCTTCCGTCTTCTGTTCCTTGTGCAATGGTTGTTTTCATTCCTGCAAATTCAACTGTGCTATCTGAACTTAGATGTCTTTGCAAAATCAAATACCATGCACTATCATACTTTGTTTGATCAAATTCGTCCACGACACTCGTTGTTACACCAATTGACTCGTGTCCACCAGCCGCCGTGTTTGCAGATATTTCAGTAATTGATGCAAATCCAATTGTTGCTCTTGCATCTTGAATTGCAGTTACACCTAATGCAATAGGAACTGTTGCCCAAGAAATATTTCCTGATCCATCTGTTCTTAAAAATTGTCCAGTACCACCATCTGAATTTGGCATTTTTAAACCATTAAATTCTACATATCCTGATCCGTTTGCTTGTAGCACTAAATTTGCGTTTGATTCTGTTGCTGTTATTTTGTTATCGGTAATTGTTGTTCCAGTTGTTGACAAAGTTGCACTTGATACCGGATCAAAAGTTATGGTTGAAAATGTTCCTGCCGCAGGAGTTGTTGCTCCAATGGCAATATTATCTACAGTACCACCGCCGATATCAACATCATCTATTTTTACATTGCCACTTGTATTGCCTGAAATTAATAGGTTAGAATTTGATTCATCTGTTGAAATTTTATTATCTTTAATTTGAATTCCTTCAACGTCCAACTGACCGTCAATTGTTTTTGTTCCTGTGATATCAACATTGCCAGTGGTTGTGACTGCCGCAGTTGTCAATCCTGATATTATCTCAACTGTTCCTGAACCACTTCCTGTTAATTGTAAATTATCGTCTGATCTTGTTACTTTTAATATGTTATCGGTTAAATTTATGCTCGAATCAATTGTCATGTTCGAAACATTTACAACACCAGTACCACCTGGTGTTAATTGTAAATCAGCATTTGATGATGTTCCGATAATGTTATCATTGAAAGTAACATTGTCAATTGTTGTTGTGCCAGCAAAACTGGAATTACTTGAAACAGTCAAAGTGGACAATGTGGTATGACCTGTTACGTCTAATGTGCTTTCTAAAGTTACACCCTGATCAAAAGTAATTGCACTCGAGGCTGTTAACGTTCCGTCTAATTGTAATCTTTCATTGATATTGATTGTTGACGAGTCAGTAGCAGATATTGTTGTACCACTTGTAAATCCTAAACCAGCAATTATAACCTGTCCTGTTCCACTAGGAACAATACCTAAATTTTCATTTGATCTTGCTGTTTGAATATTGTTGTCATTAATAACAATACCATCACCAAAGTTTATTGTTCCAACACCTGCCGCTTGTAGCACGATGTCTGCGTTTGAAGATTGTGTTATTATTTCGTTTTGAGAAAATCTAATGTCCGATTTGACAACATCAAGTGCAAACAATTCATCAAAGTTTGCATTTATTTTAACTCCAGCAAGTCTGATAGTATCACCTGTACCGTCATCACCTATGGAGCCTGTGTCAATAATCTGCTGTGCCATAGCGATCTCCTATTATCCGGTGCTTACTTTTAAGTCTGTACCGTCTCTGAATAATTGTCCAGCAACAGTAGGATCTGATGTTGGCAAGTTTGCCATCAAAACCACTGTTGTTAAAATTTCTACTGCACCTGTTCCAGATGCATCAATTTGTATATTTGCATTTGAAGCCGATGACGTTATTTTGTTATCAGTGATGCTTATACCGCCGTCGATGTCCAATGTGCCTGTTACTTTGGCCCCAGTGTGTGTAACCCTAAATCTTTCTGCCAATGAAGCACCATCATACGTTTTCACAAATACTGTATTCGAAGTACCTGAGGTACCATCCATCATCAGTTCCGCTCTCACGTTTCCGTTTGAGTTTTGAAAACTTATGCCAGGTGTGTTTGCGTCAGCGGTTCTTTGCAGTGTTACTTTTGCCGCCGCAGTTTTAACGTGTACTGAAGTGTCGGGTGAACTGACAGAACCTATACCCACTTGGCCACCTGCTTTTAACAGTATGTCACCTGTGCCATTATTTTCTATTGTGATATCGCCATTGGCTCCGTCTTTAATTTCAATTGTTCCAGAATCTGTTCCACCATTTGTGCTGAGTGTTAGGTCACCTGTACCGAGAGTTGTTATAGTTGCATTGGTGTTGTTGACACCTACTATCAACGAATCGTCGTTGATATGAACATTACCTGTACCATTTCCTGATAGTGTTAAATCACTGTTTGTAACAAGTGAAGTTATTGCATCATCTGTGATTAATAACTGATCAACCTCAACTATTCCTGTGCCGTTTGGTTGTATTTTTACATCACCGTTGGTGTCTGAATTTGTTAGTATGCCATTTGATGAAGTTGTAGCCGCTAAATCTGTGTACACTTCTAAGAAATTGGTGTTAATTTTAGTCATAGCGGTACGTAAAGTATCGCCTGTTGCTACGTTTCCTTCGGTTCCTGTGTCTATTGTTAATCTAGCCATATAATTCTTTTACGTATTTATTAAATAAAATTAATGTTCATCGAGACATTAAAAACAATGAGATTATACGAACGCCAAAGTAAATTGGGCGTGTACCACACTTTTCACCGGAAAAATACCATATATTATTTCAAGTGCGATTCTTGTGGTGTAACGTTTTTAAGACCAAGAGCACAGGTGGATCCTGAACGTGCATCAAACGATTATAAACACGTTTGCTCGTATTGTGATTCAAAGAAATTTGCTCAAAAACAAGGTGTTAAAATGCGTAAAGTTTACAAGTTAGATGCATCAAGCACGACTTATACTTTATAACGTATCCAATTAATACTATCTCTGGTGCCGTCTACCCACCTTCTGAGATCAGCATAAATTCCAACATTAACATTTGGTAGATTGAAATACCAACGCATATAGTGATTGCCGTCGAGGTATTCCCTGCGATTTATGAAATAAAAATTAGTGTCAGGAAATTTTCTAAAAGTTTGTCTAAGTTGATACATCCATTCATATTTCAAATATGCTTTCATGCTGATTCGTGATGGATAATTTGTTGTATTTTTATAAACATTATTTTGTGATCTGCTAACTTCGCCTTGGGCATTATATTCCCATTGTTTTGAACCTAAAATATCAAACGCCAATATTACTATATTTTTTATTCCGGATTCGGCCGCCATCACAATGGCTGAACAACCGGATCCTTTGCTTTTTGAAAAATCCAGTGTTCTAATAGCACCACCTTTTTTAATATCTCCACCACGCCAAATTTTATAAAGTTTAAGTCCTTTGGGAACAGTGGTGTCGTCGTCACCAGGACATATGTAATTCCATTTGCTAATATCATTTGGTCCGTGTATTTTTAAATTTGGTTTTGTTTTATCATACCAGTCTTTTAATTCGTCAAACATTGGCTGATTAACAGCAACAATATGATCACAAATTTCTGGCCGGTCTCTGTATATGGCATTACAACCATATATTGTGCCTTTGTCTTTTAAATCTTCTATTGGAAAAATTGCTCTTGATTCACCGTTTCCTATTACGAATGCTGTATCCATTTATACGCCAAATGATTCTCCACAACCGCAACCTGATTGTGCATTTGGATTTACAATTTCAAACTGAGATCCAAATGTTTCTTCTACCCAGTCTATCTTGGTTCCAGCAATATACATCATGGAAGCCTCATCAACAACAAAACGGCCTGTGCCCCAGTCGACTAATTCATCGTCCTTGTTAATGTTTTCTTTTGTTTCAATGAAATCCCACTTGTATTTGAAGCCTGCACATCCGCCACCTATTACCTGTAAACTGACTGCATATTTGCCTGGATTTTTTTCCAGTAATCTTTCCATTTGTCCTTTTGCTGGATCTGTAATATCAAACCATTTCATACTAGTAATTATGACTCTTGACTGTTCATATTTTTAATTCCAACAGCCAACCAAAATGCTGTTGCTTCTTTTTTGATTTCAAAACTCATAAAACTATTTTGCTCCTGCCAGTTGTGATGATATGGATTATCACCAGGAGGTCCTTCAAACCACCAACCCCATTTGCCTTTGCAATTAATTTGACACCATTCTATACACTCTCCCATTATACCATTGGCATTCATATCAACATCAAATTCGAACTGTTTCATGTAGCCACAGTCTTCCGGTATTTCATCCAATTCAGGTTTAATTCTTTTTACTTTTACTTTTCCGTAGGACCTACTCATTTCCAATTCTCCACTACAAATTGATCACTACAATTAAGAGGATTAGGTTCTCCATGAAACACTGCAACTTTATTTTCTGGAAGCACAACAGCAGGTTTTCTAAAATAAAATTTGCCAGATTTATCTCTTAACTTTGTATCTTTAAATCCAACCATCTCCCATTTATATGATCTAATCCATTCATCCGGCCAGTGAGTAATTTGTTGTTGTCCAGACTTCATAATCCAATCTTGATCACCCCAATATCGTTTGATAATATTTTGATGGTTTGCAGTAAACTCTGTGTACAAATGATTCATTGTTCCGGCCTCCCAACGCATACAACTAGAGTTTGATTGCTTCCAATCTTTAACTCTGCATCTGTTAAAATCTCTAATAATCATAAACTTGCCAGGATTGTGTGTAAAAAGGTTATCAATATTATTATGGATAATAACATCAAGGTCAAAAAACAAGACGTTGCCTTTAAGTGGAAACTCAGGTGAGAACATCCAAAGTTTGCTCCACCATGTTTTTATCCATGGATGTGTAGGCAATTTAATTACATTTATTTCGGGATCTAATCCAGCGGGATCGTCAGTAATACAATGAAATTGATACGGCAATGTTGTGTGCCTTTTTGTCATACTGGACAAAACATTAACATATTTTGAAATATATTTGTTGCCCCATTTAACGCATACTACGTGATTCATAACCCTCTTTCAAATAATCAATTTGTATTTTTTTCCAATCGTCACTGTCAAGTGTGTATGGATACTCGTTTTGCCAATTTTGAGATCCGATTGATTGAATACTTTTTATATTTAAATTTTCTTTCATTGAATTGTAAACTTCTGTGAATGATTTATTTCCAAATGATAATTCCATATCCACTTGCCCAATTTTAACATAACCTAACGATAGTTTTGGATCTCCCCAATCGTAGTTGTTCTCTTTGAGCCATGCTCTGAAGCCGTCCATTTCTTCTTTTTTGAATGGGTGTGTGTTTTCTGTAATAGTATCTCCCCACTCTATATCAAACTCTCCTGAATAATATTTTTGATGATTAATCTCTGAACATAATGCTTCGGTCATTTCAGGTGCGTGTTCGTCTCTATAAACTTCAAATAATGTTTTTCCTACTTGGGACCAATGCAAATACACACCACCTAATTCTCTATCGTATCTGTTGTCTTTAAAGAGATCATAATCCTCTTCGTGTAAATCATATCTGGGTGCATTTAAAAATGTTGTGATTTGAGAAGGTCTCATCCAGTCTGGGTCTACTATGCTTTTTCTATAACTTAATACCCAACTCTCTATTTCGTGACAAAGATTGTTGAGTTGACGTATGGCATATTTTGTTTCTGTATCTGCTTGTTTGTAATATTCTGATATTTGCCATGCAGTTCCTTGCAGTTCCTCAAAATATCTGTGCAATAGATTGCAGGCATCATGTTTTAATCTTAAGCCTGGCTTTAGATGTCCATGTTCCGATGGTGTCAAACCTGTTGGAAGTTTACTGCTGTATTGAAAATCATCTGCTACAAAAGGATGTATTTTTTCATAGGGTGGATCAAATGTAAACGAATTTAATTGATCTATATTTTTATTAAGTTCATCGCACAAAAAAGTTAAATCTCTTTTAGAATCTGCCCAACCTAAAAAACAAAAGTTTTTTTCAAGTATTCTTTTTTTAACAAGATTATCTTTTAGTGCTTCTATGAATCTTTTGCCCAGACCAGTATCATAGATATCTATTTTTACTTTTTTGTTGTTGTAAAATACAATTAATTTTTCAAATAAGAATTTAGTTTCTTGAGTAGATGGCACTGTTCGCTCCGTGTTCTGCACATTCCACACTTTCGACCCAGCATCTTCCATCTGTCTTGACTGTTATTAAATTGTCTGCAAATCTAAAGGCGTGTTCGGCAAATTTCTCTGCACCAACACCATCGAAAAGAACAATGCTCATAAGATCTAATTTTTCTAGTTCTCTGAATTTTTCAAGATGAGGATCCTTCATGTCCAATGCTGTCTTATGATCAAAGTGGTCTTCTAACCATTTCTTTAAAGGTTTAAGTCCGCCAAAATCTACTGCCCAATTTTTATTATCTAGTTTATCACAACCAAATGTAAATTTAAATTGTAGGCTATATCCATGCAATAAATGACAGTGGGAATGATCTGCGTTTGGTTGTCTAAACACACAGGCTAATCCTATGTTATGTCCATATGTTTTTGTTGAATAATATTTTGCCATTAGTGTAATCTCTTTTTAATATCATTTATGTCAAATCCAAGTTCTTCGGACTTGTTTCTGATTGCATCTGTAACATCGTTTGGAATATCCAGTTCACCATCAATGATTGATTTTAAAAAATGAACAAACACAGTAAATTCTGGTCTATTTGCAACAGTCTCAGGATCAACACCATGTTTCTCCATAGCATTTAGCATCGCTTCGGAAACATCAACTAGTGCTTTAATGCTTCGGCTATGTTTATCAAAATGTGACATTATGTTATTATGCTAGGTTTTTTTGGAACTTCGATTTTGCTGAATACTCTGTTGTATTCTTCTCGAATTTTATCATTAATAAAAGCAACAGAAGTAATTTTATCCTTTGCTATGTTAATGGGTTCGTCTTGTTTTGCAGTTGAGAAAAATGTACCAAATGCCAACCCTTGTGGTCCTTGCATTAACACCAATGCTTTTTCTATGCTGATGTATGAATCACTACCGCTTTTGTAATTTGCAATTACTTCTTCTCCTGACACTAATTTTAGAGTAATAAGATCTCCATCTTTTATTTTTTCAAACATAATACTATTGTAAACTTTATTTAGATTTTGTCAACTGTTTATTGATCCATTTGGCAAGACCTTCGTATGATTCTTGGAAAACGTTTTTATTCTCTTTCCATTCGTCGGGCATTTTCCAGTCTTCTTGATTTACCACTATCCATCTACAGTCTGAGTGTTGAAATAATTTGTTAAATTGGTATATCCAATACCTAGGATCAACAGGTCTTTTGATATAGGTATATCCTTTTGTGCCTTTGTAAATGTTGTTAACACCCTCCGGTCCTTTCTTATCGCCTATTCCCCATAAGTCCATTCCTATTAAAAATATCGCTTTAGGTTTAAAACTCATTCCGACTAGAGCGGCAAACTGTCCTGTGCCCCAATGAAAAGGGTCATCTTGTCTTTTGTCACCTTCGTATGGCAGGTCAGGAACTCTCTTAACATTTGGCCAAAATGCAAACTGTTTGTACCAATTTTCTCTGGTATAGATTGTAGTATTTTTTCCACAAGTATTTGCGGCTTCCTGACACATATGACGGTCACAGGCAACCACATATTCTAGGTTGTGATCGCGAAAAATTGCATTACATCCAACCATTGTGGTAATACCTTTTAATGGTGTAATATCAAAGCCACGTCTACTTTCACCATTCCCTATAACACTTACAAACTTGGTCATAATACTATTTAATCACCCCTTTAGACAGCATTAGAGCGACGTACAGC